CTATGTTCCCGTACCTGGTCGGCGAGCTGTCGATAAAGATTCTCTGCCATCTGCCACGTAGATTCCGCAGAAGTTAGTCTTGTGTTTTGATCTGTAATTTTATTTGCAGCAACTTTTAAATCTCTTTGAAGATTTACTATCTGAATTTGATTAGAATTAATTGTGTCTGTTAAATTAACTACGTACTTAACACCAGTAAACGTTCCGAACAGCACAGATGCTATAACCGGCACTAATACAAAATTCTTTTTGAATAGTTCTGCAATGTTCATAACTTATATTCCTCATTTTTTTTCCTCTATTTCATAGAAGAAATTATCTGTGTTTTCAGTTTTCCAGGCTCCGGTGTCTTCTACATTCCATTCATTAGTTTGTACTTTCCAATCAGGAGTATTATCTTTTACCGTGAATGAAGGTAGGTCCCAAATGCATCTATTGTTTGGTTGGGCCGCATAGTTTCCATCATCTAAAGCGATGATGTGTGCACACTTATGTTCGTGTGGGATCTCTGAATGATCAGTATCTAGCATATTAGCATCTGGGTGTGCCCAGTCAACAGTAAATAAATATTTACCAGAATGCCATTTCTTATCTTTTCCTATGTATTTTCCTGAAGCTGCGCTTAAAAGATTCCAACTAGTAACAGCAGGATAATAACTAAAAGAATTCCAAAGCTCCAGTTCATCCAATCGTCTTCGTGGTACGTCTTCGACTTTGAAACCACGTTGGATAAATGCGCTAATAGGCAGGCGATAGAATACTGCACCGTTTTCCATAAGAGCGTGCCATAGTATTGCACGGCTTCCCATGCTGGTGATACCGAAGATAATACAGTCTTCAACTTCTCCATGATGTTTTTTACAGTCATATAAATATTCTTTCCTTATTTGGGCGTATGTTGGTGGTATATTTGCATTTAAGTAAGACATAATTTTTCAATGCTATCATCAAATTCCCTATAGTCTATAGTTATTTCGTCGCCTATTTTTATATTTTTTAAGGCAATACCCTCATCATTAACTGATGGATCCTTACTGTGATTTAAATATTTTTCATTATCAATTCCCATAACTAAAATTTTAGATCCCAACTCTCTTTCATAACCGTGCGTGTCAATAAATTTTGCAAGAGCCAAAGGTATTTTAGGAAGGTTATCTTTATTAAATTCTATTTCAAAATCTGGTCTAACTTCTTTTATCAATTGACCTTTTTTTATGTTTTCATTTGCAAACACTCCTATACCTTGTATTTTGCTTTTATCTAAATAAGTGTCTATTAAAAACATTAGTTGTTTATAGTTCCCCAGTTAGTACCGTGCTCGTAATCAACTTTATTTGGTACTTCCAATGTAACAGCTTGTTCCATTATCTCAACTACCTTTTTTGCTTGCGCGTCATTTTCAATTGATACACACAACTCATCATGAATTTGTATGTGTGGTATAATACCTTCATTATACAAATCCAACATAGCTTTTTTAGTCATATCCGCTGCACTACCTTGAATTAATTTATTTAAAGCTTTGTAAGTGTAGGCTCTTTTAATCCCTGGTCCATGTTCCTGGAGTGCATCTTCATGTGTCATAGACTTATGCATTCCATAACTATTTGGTTCCCATAAATGAAATCTACATAGTCTACCTAATAAGGTTCTGATTTGTCCACGGTCCTGAGCCCTATTAGTAGCCTTCTCCATCAACTGTTTAACAAAAGGTACTCTTGAGTGATAGGTATCAAACAATTCGGCAGCTTTGTCTTTAGATACTCCTAGCTCTGCTTGTAATTTACCTTTACCCATTCCATAAAACAAACCTAAGTTAATTGTTTTAGCTTGTGTTCTTTTTATCTCCGCCATGTCGGCCACTGTCTGGTGAAAGTCTGAATCTGGATCATCCTTGTAAGCATCTACCACATCATACACGGAAGGTAATTTATATAACGAAGCATAGTGTACTACTAATCGTGGTTCTTGTTGAGAGTAATCAAAACATCCCCATTTACATTCTTCTTCGGGTATAAATAAGGATCTAATTTTAGGTCCTAGGTCCTTGTTTCTTGCTGGAATTTGCTGCAAGTTTGGATTCTGATACGAGAATCTACCAGTCACAGTTCCACCCCCTGCATTTCTTAATTGATTTATCTCTGCATGAATTCTACCTTTGTGTTCATAACGTAAAATAGAATCTATAAAAGTGGTATGTGCTTTATTAACCTCCCTAGCTTTTGCAATCATATTAACTACAGGATGCTCATGTTCTTGTAAAAAGTTCTTAGTAAAACTAGGTGCATCTGTTTTTTCTGTTCTATCAAAAGGTATTTTTAAATTCTCAAATACTTCTGATATACTTCTTGCGGCCCAAATCTGTGGTCTAACATTCGTTTCCTTTTCTATTGCAGTTAGTATATCTTTCTCCTCTTCTATCAAAGTTTTCTTGAGTTTATGTGCAGCTTCTACATCTACTCGTACACCTTTAAACCTCATATCAACTAAACATGGAAATAAATCTGTTTCTAAATTCATAATAGATTCCAAGTCTTGTTCTATTACCTCTCTCTTCATATGTTGCCATAAATCAAATGTTGCTTCGGCATCACGTTCAGCATAAGCACCAACACTTAGAGACGGTAATTTATACATTTCAGATTTTGGATCTATGCCCCACTCTGCTGCAGCTTCACTTAAACCTGCCTCACTTTTGCCATAACCATTATACTTCCATGATAAACTATTAAGATCATATCTAAATCTATTTTCATCGGTCACTGCTGCGGCAATCATAGTGTCCACAATTCTACCATTAATCTTTAGTCCCATTGCCTTGATCCAACATACATCATACATTGCATTGTGAAATATTTTAGTAGAAGTTGATTTTAAAATATCTTGAAACCATTCTAGAACTTTCTTGCGGTCCATGTTTCCACCACCGTGATGGTTGATAGGAAAATAACCTTTGTAATGAGCTGTTGCTACAGCTATCCCAATAACTTCTCCGTTACCTATAATTGCTCCCGATCCTTTTTTAATTAAATCTGGATCTCTTGTTTCTAAGTCAATTGCAATTTCGTCAACATCTCTTAAATCAGGAAATTCGGTGGGTAATACCCACTCGGTTTGTGCTTTAAACGCCGGTACTTTCATTTAAACCTTTCTTATTATTGTAATGAGTCATATTACGTTTTTCATATTTAAGTAATCTTCTTTTCATTACCTGATTTTCATTATAAAGTTTCTCTACTCTTTCAATGGCAGCCTGTAGCTTTAATCTTAATTGTAAAAAAGTGTTATCGTTTTTCATGATGCCAGTAGATAACAAAGAATCATTAGGCAAGTAAACAAACCCATGTAAGATGGTATATGATTATTTGGTTCCATAATCTCTTTCAATTATCATTTCTATAAAATGAATAGCTTTTTCTAAGTCTTGTTTCTTTCCTTTGTCTCTATGTCTTATGATGTACTTTATAGCACACCCTTCTGGATATAGCAATTCGTTCTCAATCACAAATTTACTTGGTTGTATTTTATATTTCTGATAATGTGTTCCACCAATTTGTTTGTCATATGTTTTAGATGTCATAACCATGGTCCTCCCTTTTAGATTCCATTATGTATAAGTTTTGTTTTGTACGAGTAACCCCTACGTACCAAACCCTGTGTTCTTCGTCTTGTTTATCTAAACTTTTATCAATTGCTTCTCTTATTTTTTTAGTGTTGTCTAAAATAATTAAAACATTATTTGCTTCACCTCCTTTAGCTGCATGTATTGTAGATAGTTTTATTCTAGAACCTTGAGAAAGTTTTTCTCCATTGCGAATCATTTCCCTAATATATAAACACTCTTCTGGGTCGGCTTTAAATATTTCATACCAATGATCAGTAGCACTACAACCAAACTCTTTTAAGTCATACATACGCTCTTCTTTTAGATCTATATTTAATTCTAGAAACTCAAATAAATCCTTACATTCAGATAAAGAAAGGTCATCACCCTTGGTCCAACGTGTATAATCCTGTATTGACTTATACAGTCGAGTCCTGTAGCTTTTCTTGTTTTTTATTTCAAAATATACTCCTTTATCTTTTAATTCAGGTGCTAATTTTTTAAGTTTATCATTAGTGCGCGATAATATAAGCCAGTCACCAGAGTGTAGGGGTAAGTTCTCTATAGAAGTTACATATTCAACGTAGCCCTTCTCAGGCCTGGGAGACCACTGTTTTTTAATTCTTCTATGATCAGGGATTCTATTTAAAATACAATTTGCTAAATCTTGTACAGCTCCTGGAATGCGGTAAGATTGTGGCAAGATAATGTCTTTTGCTGGTTCGCTTTGAAACCTAGAAACATCTGCACCCGCCCAGCCATAAATGGCTTGATCGTCGTCTCCTGCTAATATAATATGTTTTGAGTTTTTCTTAAGTATATCGTACATTTTCCACTGTATTGGCGATAAATCCTGTGCCTCATCAATAAATACTACATCATATTTCGGACACAATTCGGACACATTAAATTTTTCAATCATATCTGTGAAATCTACCAGGCCATATGCTGCCTTATAATTGTCTACTTCGTCTTTTAAAATTTTTAGTAAGTGCTTGTCTATGTCTTGTGAGTACATATCAGTATTGTATTCTTCTTCTATGGTTATATTTTTTATTCTAGCTGCATTAATTATATTAAAATATTCACTGTCTGAATCTACAAATCCTGTCTTCTCTTCCCCATTAGAATAAACGGTAACTTCTATCCCTAATTTTCTACCTATGTCTTCGTAATGTTCGTCTTGCATTACATTACTTTTTTTCATTCCCAACTGAGTAAAAGCCAGGGAATGCAAAGTCCTAAAATATTTTAAATCTTTTCTATTATATTTTGGATATAGATCTAGAGTTCTATCTATGGCTTCTTCTGCAGCTTTCTTAGTAAATGCAAAGTAACCTATTTTATCTATGGGTGTACCAAACTTAACTAAAGTCCTTACATAATTAATAAGCCTGGTTGTTTTCCCTGTTCCCGGAGGCCCGTATATTTTTCTAGTGCTCATTATTTTGGTTTTTTCTCATAATCTTTATACTCTTTAATTAATTTTGATGAGGGGTGATATACCTCAACATGACAATGACAATTTGGACAGGATAAATTACTTACAATATCGTAATCCTCATTATCTTCTATATCTTGATCTCCTCCCCATATTAATTCGTTCTGACAGTGCCAACAGTTCATTACATTATCTCCGTGTTATGTTTAATTTGCGTGTGATTAATTTTTACGTCTTCAAATTCTTCTATACTAATAGAAACTACATTCTTGGTAGGAGTATTATATTTTCCTTTTTCTTTTGTAGGAAACCTTTTCTGTTCTAAAAATTGTATACCACAGTTCTTATAATTATTTTTCATCATAACTCCTGTTTTGTCTTCTGTGTATTTCCAATTTTTAGATCTAAGTTTGTCGTAAAACTTTTCAAATTTAAAGTATGCATAACCGTCTTCCACTAATACAGTACCAGATTTAAATGCTGCATCGTTCATAGCTTTAGGTCCATTTATTTTTGCATGTATTACATCATGTAATTTTTCTTTCGGTGAAGTACCTACAGGTGGATTTACAATAGTTTGTGTATTAAATAAAGCTTCCAAAACAGTTTGATCCTCTGCTCCTTTTATTATTGGAGGAGGAAAACCTGCAGCTCTTGCTATAGAGTTTCTACGTTTACGTTGATCAGTAAGGTGTTCAATATTTTTACAATACACTGTAGCCTTACCAATGCCATCTGGTTTAGTTACATCAAATTCGTACTCTGGATCTGGTTCAATATCAATTTTTCTTAAGTTAGTTAATACGGGGTATGATCCTTTAGATCCTGCCAGTATACCGAATTGTTTTTTAACACATATTCCTTTTTTACAATAATCACTAATAGGACTTTGAGTACAGGTGTAACCTTTTTCAGACTTAGCCCATGACCTAACTTTGCTATTTAAAGTTTGTTTGTCCCAGGCATTTGCATGAACCGTTTCAAAATATTTTACAGGCGCATTCATAACTTTTTGCTGCCAGCTATCTGGGTACTTCATTTTTACAAAAACATGGTAATTATACATAAACCTATCCTTGCCATCAAAACCTGGGCTTTTCATTATTTTACTAAGATGGGCTAAACAAGGGGGTCCTTCATTAAATTCTTCATCAACACCTTCTAAGTCTCTGTTCTCAATGCTGCTTGTTATATCCTTTAAACCCTGTTCACTAACTACATTACTCTCTATAACCGCTATAAACTGTTCAAAGGTAAAAGGTTTTCCATCTAAATTAATTGCAACCCTTTCTGACTTTTTAAAATAAGGTAAGTTTATAAACTGTCCTGGTTTTATATTCCCTGTTTCCGGATCCTTGGTTAACTGTGTCTGTTTAGGAAAAATTTCACAGTTAGGAGGTAGTTTAAATATTGGTAGTAAATTACTTAAAAATGAAACTATATTAGTCGCTAAGATAAAAGAATTCATAAATAAATACAGATGAATGCCGCCGCTTTTAGATAGTACTGGTATTAAAGGTAATTTATATTCTTGTATTCTATCTATAATAAATTTTATATCAAAGTCTGTATAATTCTTAGGGTCAACATCTATAACACCAAATCTTGCTTCCGAGTTTTCATTACATGCTTGTACACCTACAGATAATTCTCCGCTAAGGTGCTTCTCATAAATTTGATCTGTTAGCTCTTGATGAACCCAGCCGTAGTCTCCTTTAGGTAGTTTTAACTTTCCACTATCTGGATCACGTTGAGCATTTTTAAGATTGGCTGTTCCATAGGCCATTCTGTATCCATCAAAATACTTTATATACTTTTTTTCCATACCTATCCTGTCTATGCGGACCGTTTAGTCGCCCACCCGGTCCGCAATGTGCACATACCTCTAGGGTATTATATAATGCTTGCTGCTTCTGAGACCTTTGGTTTCTCTTCACCATGCTTTGCTTTCACAGAACCTTTTGAAATACTTTCTGAAAATGCTTTAGCTTGTTGATAGGTACTTGCATCGGTAACTGGACCCACTTTATTTACTTCCCATCCAAACCAGGTTCCCTTGTCATTAGACATTTGAGTAGTTTTTAGTTTGTAAATATGGCTAAAAGATGCCGGTGTATATAAACCGTTTTTACCTTTTAGCTTTATGCCAGACATCATTGAGTTCCATTTTCTACTAATTTTTAATTGAGTAGATTTCATAGAAATCAAAGCTGTTTGTGGACTATCTCCTTGAATGATCA